CGCCGCCCGAAAATTTTTGCCTTGCAAAACCGTATGAGATTTCGCCAACCTTTGAACTTTTTGAAACTGTAGCACCCGTTGCAAGACGCAAAGAACCCGCTCTATTTGTACGTGTTAACGCCGCAGCGTCAATGACGCTAGATTTCACGTATTCTGCCAATTCGCTAGACGCTCTTCTGGCTTGCGCGGTTGCTTCTTCGTCCATTGCTTTGAATGAGCGTTTAATGGCGTTCAATTCCGCTTTGTCATAACTGATCGATTCAGTTGCCATTTTCCCGCCTCTCCAGAATTTCAATAACCGTCAGAATGTCCTCTGCACTTTGAAAATCATCTGGGTGTAGCCCTGTTGCAAGGGCTACTTCCCAAACTATTCGGCTTAGACTTCCGACTGGGTAACTTTTGGGTTTGCCTCACCAACACTCACGTCAGCAATGGTTTCAGTCCAAACCTCTAGGGTCTTGATTGGCTTGCCCGCTGCTTCACGCTTCATTGCATAGTAAGCAAGAAAAACAAGATCAGAAATTCCGATTTTGTCTTGCGCCTGTGCAATTGTGTTGCCTGTGTGCTTTTCCCAACGAACCCACTCAGGGGGAGCAGCAACAAACGTTGCTTGCTCACCGCTGGTGAATTCGATCGTAATTGGTAGTTTCATTTTGTCTCCCGATTGTTTGTGTTAGAACGCTTCGGCTGGTGTGCCGATAACGGTAAACGATAGTGACACTGTCTGTGCGTCTGGTGCAGTACCACCTGCGCTTGGAAACGCTGGCAAAATCTGGAATGTAAATGTTGCACCGCTTGCGGCAGTCAACACTGTGGTGATTCCTGTATTTGGCGCTGATTCTGTTGCGTTCCATAAACCCTCGCACAATGAACCAGTAGCGCCCCAGTCTGCAAGCATTTCAACGTCAAACGAGAACTGGTCATCAATGTGACGGTAGACCTTGCCGTCTAAAGTTTGGTACGTTTCAATTGTTGGGCTATTAGATAGCACGGCACTGGTTGCTTGCGCGTCGTAATTATTGCCACCAATAGTAAAGGTGACATCGCGCCCAGTTATTACTGTTGTTGGCATTTTTACTCCTTATGTTGTTTGTGTGTAATAAGTTGAAACGTTAATGTCTGCGACGAGCATTGGTGATTGACCTACTTCAAGCACCGTCGGTTTCTCAACGACCCCGACAACGTATCCTGCGGGCATTGCCGCAAGAATTCCCATGATTAGTTTTTCCAGATTGTCTAATGACCCTGCGTTGCTATTTGAAGCAACAATGGCAGTAATCGCAAAATTGATTTTGACTTTTGTTTGTGATTTACCCAGCAAGACAATTTCAAAATACGGTGAATCTGGAACAACCACAATTGCTGGTGGAATGGGCGATTCTGGAACGCTTGGGTAAATGTTTGCAGCCAGTGCGCTAAACGCGTTGGCTAAGGCTGCGCGGGTTTCGGAAACGGCATTGGCTGGCATTTATTGAACGACCGTTTCAACGTCTAAAAACGGCATAAGTAATGTCGACACTCTGTTGGTCAAACTGCGACCCATGCGGTACGGCGTACTTTGAAAATCAACGCCTTCGATCTGACCACCCGCTGCAACGCGTGATTGGAAAACTTCCACGCTTACTGCAAGAACGGCTGATTCAATTGGCGCACTGTTGGCATAAATTTCGGCGGCTGAATAGCCTGAAAGTGTTGCCGTGCCTGTTGGAATAATGTCACGCAATGTAACGTTTGCGCTGGTTATTGCTGCGGTAAAATGAAATTCTTTTACGTCAACCACTGTGACGGTTGCTGAAAAGGGTGCTGGTAATCCAGCAACGACCACTGATTGACCCGCAACGAAATGATGTGCGCGTTGCGTGTAATACGTCGCGACGTTTGATTCTAGTTTGTAAGCGTTAATTGCTGAAGTGTTTGCAACCAGCATTGGCAAAATGACCGCTTCTGCGGTGTTAATGATTTCGTCCAGATAACTGTCTGGATAAAGTGAAACGGAAACGCCAAGCACACTACGCAATTGCTGCGTTGACACAATACTTGGCATTTCCGTTCCTCTCGACTGCTGCGCTACGTTCGGGAGTGACCGCAGCGCATGATTAGTTTTTTTTAGACGTTCTTATCGTTACGGAATGCACCGTTAGCAAGTTTGATTGCAGTTGCACCGAATGAATAAAGACCCACGGTGATTGAACCGTCTGCCGTTGATTCTGAACGCAATTGGAAATTGCTTGATTCATACCATGTGTAAGCGTCTGGGTTGACGACGATCAACGAACCGTCATCTGAACCTGCTGGTGCTGAGAAATCAGCATAAAGGTCAAGACCCGCAACGTTTCCACGTAGTGAATCTGGACGAAGCGCACCACCAGCATTCATTGGTTGTGAAGCAACATAAATTGGGCGTCCGTTGTCGTTTAGTGACATTGTGTTAGCCCACTGGCTTGCACCCATGATGATGTTGCGGGCAAAGCCCTGTGTGTTTGTGTAAACGGTTGCTGCACCGCGTGAAACGAATCCAAGCAATTCAGCTGCGGTTGGAAGTGCGTTCAACTTTGTTCCGTCGATTCCTGCATTTGCTACAAGAATTCCGTTAACGTAAGCGTTTTGCGCCTTCGCTAGTGCTGCAACCATGTTGCGAAGCAATTCGTCGAAGAATAGTGGTGAAGAACGTTCTAACAACTCAACGCTGAATTTTTGTTGTCCCGCGAACTTGACCACTGGGACGCTCAAAAACGAACTCTCTTGGTCAGTATTTGAAAACGCTGAAGTTTCTGAAGTTACGGCAACCGTTGGCATGGCGTCGATACGTGGAATTTCGAAGGTCATTCCCGCGTCTGGCAATGTGCCACGGCTGATCGCGTCAATGCTTGGGCGGATTGTGTTGCCTAGACCATTGATGATTTCGGTTAACTGACGTGTTGGAACAAGTCCAGCGTTGTCGGTTGTTGTTGCGCCGTTGTTTGCTGCGTGAACGTAATCACGCGCGTCAAGATCGCCCATTGATGAACGAATTGTGTTTTCAAGGTACTTCGCAGCAGTAACCTCAATGCGTGGCTTTGTAGTAAAGCCGCCCACCTTTGGTCGTGCTGACGCAGTGATTTCTGCGGCTTCTACCGTCTCGACGGCTTCCGCTTGTGTGACGGTGTTGTCCACTTCGTCTCCTTCTGTTGTTGGTTTTTCTTCAGGTTCAAT